CACGTAACCTCCCTTTGTGGTAATCCGTGCACACCACTTGAAACCGAAAGGTAATACTACCTTTCCAATAAGCAAATGGTGCACACGCTGAAGCTAAGGCTGTTGGAGCCACTGTCACTGCGGATGAATTCCAATGCGCATATAACATAGGTGTTACAGGGATTGAAAATAAAATTGTATCCGCAGCGGTTCCAACAGACCATGTGAATTGTGTCAAATACGACTCTATTTGGGCCATAGCTAACACGCCAAGTTCATCTCTACCATCTAAACCCATCACCCTAGTGTCAATAGTGACTCCTTGTTTGGAGTCAACTGTTAACTTAATAGAAGTGTCGGGTAAGTCGGTAGATGTCATAGTAGCAACTGGGTCGTACGACATACGCATGGGTGTATCTAAAGTTAATGGTCTAGAATACCCTAGCATATTGGCTATTCCTGCAACTGCCCCTGCAGCTTCAGTAGTAGCCATGGCGAATGGTCCGATCATGGGTAGATTCCTAGCCGCTGCAGCAGCACGACTTAACACAGAAGCTGGTCTTGAAATCATTCCGGAATATTCATCCTTTACTTTTTCTTTTCCTGCTTGTGCAGTTAAACCATACGCTGGGAACGATGTAGGAATAGACATTTCTATATCTTCTGCCCAAACGAAGCAACTAACGTTGACTGATTCAGTACCGGCGTTAGCGTGTTTCAATTGATTCATTGAAATCACACTAATTTTACCCATATCGTACCAGTCTCCGTTCGTCACTTCGAACCAGTTGTTTTTGTTAAAGAACGGTAATCTCATGCAAGCACCTGTAGACTCCATAGGTGTTAAAAACACTTTCGGTCTCTGAGATGCCAATACTAATTCTTGAGCTATACCAGTTCCTTGTGGGGATCTCCCATCCATTGTGGTTGTAGACACACAATTTATAGACGTATTTGGCATGTATGATGCCATCAATTGTCCATATAAGAATGGGTTGCCATTTAACACGAATTTGACACACAGTGTACATCTCATAAGATAAAAGTGTGTTAATCTGTTAATGACGCGGGCGTCTGCGAAAAAGGAGGTCCATGGATCAATCAACCAATTCACATTAGTTGCTTGTTCCCATTTACCTCCGCTCGATCCGGGAATATCAATTCTAATAGGCCTAGAAAAGAATCTAGCCAATTCTGCGTCATGATAGCCGGCCATATTTCTTGTTGGATCTACAGGAGTTGACATATCTATCTTCTCCTCTTCGCTAGTTCCAACAAAATCGGTTGTTTGTTCAATGTCTTGTTCGTTTTGTTCTGGAAGTCGTTTGTTGAAGTGGTGAGAGTGACTTACCCCTCACCACCTTTTGTGTCTATTCTAACATTATGCAAGCCTCCATTCCTTTCTAGACATAAGGGATGTGGTAATCAATACACATGAATCTACGTGCTTTTACCGGTGTAGTGCCCGATGTGAAACATTTTATACTTTACGTTCTACACTAAGTTCGCGGGGGTGGCATAGCCACCCCCGCGTGGGGGATCATTTTAACGCCCGTTCCCCCATGGGCGGTTTGATTCCTTATTTCAGGAACCACCTACTATCTCGAGCAAACAAAGTGCTCTTGACAGACACTACATCTTTTGGCAATTTATCCCAACTATTGGGCCTCTTACCTTTCC